ATTCATCTCTTCCTGGTCTTTCTTCATCCGAGTTTCTAGCAGCCTCAGGCGAGGCTCAATGTCTTGCGGGAATCGCACTTGACCATCCCAGTGGGGAGAGGCGCTGTTGCGCTGACCTTGGAGGCGTTGGCGGGCTTTTGCCTGGGATCTGCTGAACGCCTCTGTTTTGTGAAAGAAAAGCGCACACATAGCAGCAACACCTAGCGAGCACAGTATTAATCCAGCTCGCGGCGTGGCCCTGATAACAGCTACGCTAGAAATAAAAGCAAACAAGAAAGTACAGTAAAACACTAGATAGTGCCTATCAATAAAATCATACAGCTTGTCTTTCATTGGCTTTCCTCGGGTGACGTAGCAGTTTTACCCAGCACGAACGGCATCAGCCATTCGATTACGCCTTCTTGGCATAGGGCCTCGAAGAATGCTGGGTTGTTTTCGATGGAGGATTTGAGTTCTGGGGTGCAGAACACAAACTCGGTTTTACCTTTTACGCATGCTTCGGCGCCAGCTTTGACTATTTCTATCCCTCCATCAAGTGCATCGAGCCAGTCCTCTATGTCTAACAGTGCTGCAGCCCGCTCCAAGTCTTTCTTGCATTTATTAGAAAGACCAATTTTATGCGGAAACTTATCTTCAGCCATCACTTCCCTCCGACGGCACAGCCCAAGTGCCACGCGCAGAACGCTTGAATCCCCGGCGCTCTGCAATCTTGTCGTGGGCCTTGAAAAACCGCCGACGCCAGAGCGGCTTGCCGTCGCAGTCCAGGGCAACGTCAACGCTGCCGAGAGGTAGCAACGGGCGGCAGTGATCGCAGAACTCCTCAGTTTTGTAAGAAGCGCGGCCCTTTGTAAAGCCCGAGAATTCCAGGTAGATCGCGTCAACTAGGGCGTGATAGGGAATTTTGCGATCCGTAACCGGCACAGCTGGTGCAGCCGGCTCGGGCGCCTGCAGCGCCTCCACCTTGAGTTTAATGGCAGCAGTGAGCATCTCCAGCGCGGCCAGGTCGGCCGCTAGGGAGTCGAGAAGATGGGTTGTCATGGCGAGTGGTTGGAACGGCGCACGGCTGGCGCACCTGCCCCACACCCTACCGCACCGGAACCCATTTCGCACCCCTCACCCCCGCGCCGCCCCCAGATACTCCCGCTCCAGCAGCCGCAGATCCTCCAGCAGCCACACCCGGTCGGAGCGCTTCACGCCCTCATCCTTGGCGCATTGGATGAACACCCCGTAATCGAGGCCTACGGGGCCATTCATCCCCACCCGCCACTGGGTCTGCATCTTCAGGAACCACGCCAGCGCTTCGCAGTTTTCCGGCAGGATCCCGAACGTCTCGGGCCGCTGCTCTGCCTCGGGCACCGCCAGGCCGAACACGGCAGCAGCGTCGGCCGCATCCTTGCCGTCGTCAGCATCACCTTTCGCGGCGCCAGCGAGGAACAGCGCCGCGTCTACGAGTTTTTTGCGCGGAACCCTCCTTGCTTGGCGGCGGACTTGGCAGGCTCGCCGGCGGCGCTGGGCTTGCCGATACTGGCGACCCAGGCATTGAAGATCGCCGACGCAGCGCCCTGCATCCGCAGCATCTTGGCCTTGGCAGCATCGGTGAACTCGACAGGCTCGCCAGCCTCGTCCACCACCTCTTCACCCCAGCCGCAGAGCACCTCGGCGGCCAGATCCTCATAGGTGCACGGCAGCGGCTCAGTGAGCACCTCCAGGTCATTGCTGCCCCGGTAGCTCTGCAGCGCCTCGTAGCGCTTGATGGTGGCCACGATCAGCGCATTGTGCTGCTCGTTGAGATCGTCGCAATCCTCCTGGTCCAGCACCCGGAAATGGGCGGTGAAGGTGTAGGCCTTCTTTAGGCCCGCCTTCACCGGCAGATCAACCGATACCGGCCACTCGATGTGGTCCGGCTCGTAGAGATGGAACATGGCGAATCAGAAGAAAACGAGGCGGGTTTCGTCGTTGCCGGCTGCGGATTTGGGCAGCGCGGTAAATGGGATCTGCAGCATGCTGACCCCGTCAGAATCAGGGAACGAGAGGTCGCCGCTGATCGCCGCTCGGGGGCAGAAGAAGATGGAGCTTTCGGTAGCCGTCGTGCCCTGCTGCACAACGAACGGGCCATCGCTGGCGCCGCTGTTGTCAGCTGCAGCGGTGAAGAAGTTCTTCGTCGCCACAGGCGGGTTCTCGATCGTGATTGTGCCGTTCGGGTTGGGGCGGTCGGTGATGCGGGCGTGAGGTTCGCAGCCGATCAGCGAGCGGAACACGGTTGACACGCCCCAGTCGAAGGTGAAGCCTTCGGAGCAGGGATCGAAGCCTTGGAACCGGATTGCCTTGGTGTGGGTCGGGGTGACGGGCACCGGCTCGGCTTGGTTGCTGTAGACGAATCCTTCAGCGCTCTTTGCGGTGGGGGTGGTGTAGCGGCCGACGCCGGTGATGGTGAAGGTGCCGTAACCGTTCAGGGTGCTGTTGAGGGCCGGGCTGCCACGGAATCCTTCGATCCGGTGAACGTTGACGCCGTCCTTGACCGCCACGATGGTGCAGCTGCTGCCGTTGCCAAAGGTGCTGATCGGCTGCAGCAGGGACAGCGCGGGGATTTTATAGCCCACTGCGCCGCCGGTGAACGATGCGGCGGAAGGAACCACCGTCACCTGCCGGCTGGCCCCGTCGTGCGCCACGATCACGCCCTTGTGGCCCGTGTTGGCGCCGCTGGTGATCTCGATTGGCAGCCCCAGGTAGGCGTCGCTTGCGGGGTTGCTGCCGCCCAGGTCCGCCAGGGTGAGGGTGTTGGCGCCGCCTGCGGTGGCTGTGCCGGTCAGCTCGGCGAATGCCGAGACGTTCATCCCGGCTGCCTGCAGCAGTGGCGTAAACCGAGGGGCGGTGGCGGCGACGCCAGAGCCGCCCCACTCGAATGTCACCGTGACGGCGACGTGCTCGTTGGTGAGCGGCTGGCGATCGGCGCCGAGGAAGCCCTTGATCAGGTTCCGCTCGACTCGGGGGCCGGTGATCGGGTTGATCTCCAGCGACACGATCTTCACCGCGTCGGTGTTGGCGATCGAGCTGGCCAGGGTGCCGTAACTGGTTTCGGCCTTCACCAGCGCGAACGTGTTACGAATCAGGAGTGCCATCAGTCTTTCGCCTTGCTGGGTTGAGCGGGCTTGGCGGGCTCAGGCTTGGGCGCCTCAGCAGCGGGCACCATCTGGCCGCTGGGGAGCATCACGTACTCGCCAGACAGGCCGTGGTGCTCATAGTGTTGGTCGGCCGCCATGGTTGGGGGTGAGCTTCCGTAAGATCAGCCTATGGAGCCGCGTTGATCGCGTCGTCGCGGGTCCGGTAGCGGATCAGGAAACGGTGCTGCATCCAGCCGGCAGTGGCGTCGGCCTGTTCGTACTCCGGCCGCCAGCCATCGGGCTGCACGTCATGGGCCAGGCCGCCAAGGGTGCGATCGCTCATCATGCGGGCGTGCACGTCTACGCCGATAGGGTCGGCCAGCTGGTCGGGCACGTCGCCGCGAACGTAGATCTCGATTAGCACCGGCAGCGCCTGATCGAGCCGGCCCAGGCTGGCGCCGGTGGTGCGCGGGGCGTTGACTGGGTTGTCCTCGCCGGGGCTGACGATCAGCGCCGGGGCCTCCGACCTGGAGAGCGCCTGCACCCGGCTGCGGTAGATCCTGATGCCGACCTGCACCGTGCCGGGGAGGGTGACGGTGGCGATGTGGTTCAGGATCTGCTCTCGGAGGCTGGGGGTGGTCATGGGGTGGGGTGGGGCGGAGTAGTCGGGGACACTACGAGGTGCGGTTTGGCCTCTCGATTTCTTCAGGCTTGAGTGGCGTTCTGAGCCATGCCTTGAACTCTCGGTCCAGTTCTGCAAGGTCGCAGGCTGGGCCGATGCTGAACGCCAGCAGCGTTTCGGGTGGGCACTGGGCCAGAGTGTTCTGAGTGGTGGTAAGTGTGTTCATTGCGTTACGGTATCGCCGCCGCGATGGCGTTGATCAGAGCGGTCACGCGGGCGTCGAGCAGGGCGAGATCGAGGGATCCGCCGATGCTGTAGAAGGCGATGCGGGCGTTGGAATTATTGCCCCCAGTGTTATTGGAGAAGATAAAATAATTCCCTGTAGACACTCCACTGCTAGCAGTGGATTGAGTGCCCGAATTGCTACCATCTCGCCATGAGTAACTAGCCGATGAAGCCCTAGAGACTCCCAAGAGAACAGGAACAGCAGTATTAGATGAGTGCGAATTAAGGACTGAAGCTTGAACTCTAGCCCGAAAACCTGTTGTGTTACCCACTATCGCAAAAGTGCCTGTCGCTGGAACTGCAGGAAATGTCGTGCCCGATAAATATCGGCCTGCCGCAGTATCTCTAGTACTTACATAAACCGCGCCATGAACGTTATTTTGTTCATCACTCGAACACAACCTATTGCTATCTAAATTTTTTGTATTTCCATCCCCCATTAGTCCTGTCTTTCGGTTGTAATCCCCCGCCACAAAGCCAAAGTTTGTCGGCGCCGCCCCCACCAACGGCACCAGCGCACCGGCCAGTGTGCGGGCACCGGCCATGATGCAACTGGCCTTGATAGCGCTCCAGATCCCATCAGCTTTGCACCCCACCACAAACGCATTGATTGCATCGCGCACTGCGGTTTCCAGTGCCTGGCCATCGGCGGTCTCCACGGCGGTGATGTAGGCCTGTGCGTCGGGGTCGTAGGCACTCACCCTCCGTCTCTGAACAATCAGCATCCGATTCCCTCCTGCATAAGGCCCCCTGCGCCACTCATGCTGGCAGCTCATTGATCCATCCAGCAGAGAGGTCAAACGGCTGGCCTGCCTCGATCTGCTGGCGCAGTTCTTTCGCCCGCTCTATGTTGCCGTAGCCCGCCTCGACCAGCGCCTGATGCCGCTGCAGCAGGTCGATCATGGTGGCCGTTGCCGTGCCCTCCTGATCGCGCCGGATGGCCTCAGCCAGCAGCACGGCCAGCATTGGATCTTCGTTGCTCGGATACAGCCTGGCGTTAGCCTGCAGCCTCGCGGCCTCCACCTGATTGAGCAGCTCCTCCTCTGGCCGGCGGAGTACCTCCAACGTCTCTTCCCATGTCCCAGCAGGGCCGCCGGGCTTCGGGTTGGGGTAGTCCACAGGACCCCAGCTGGCCACCTCGTAGAAAATCTGAGAGTCGTACTCGCGCACCTGAGGTTCGCGCCTCAGGTAGAACTTGATCTGGGTGCCGTCGTAGGGCAGACCGAAAAGGTTGGGCCACCTGGCGCCGGCTGGGTTGGTGGGTACATCGCTCCTCATCGGCACAAACAGATCGACGCTTTGGCCCTCGCGCGGGCCTTGCTCGTCGTAGTACCGAATGCCGGTGTCGAGATTGGTCTTGATGGTGTCAGTCATGGTTAGACAGCAGAACGGGTAAACAGAAATTGAGCGAAGAGGCCTTGGGCGCCAGTGCCCACGCCGATCAGATCGACGCCGATCCGATCACCAGCGGTGAATGTTGCGCCGGTGATGTTGGCCGACACGTCAACCAGGCTGGCGCCTGATGCCAGCGTGGCGTTGCCCGTCAGCACGCTCGTCTTCACGCCCGCCGCCGTTCGGCGGTAGGCGTTGAACGTCGTGCTGCTGCTGCCGGTGGTGTCGATGTGAGAGCCAAACCGCACGGCCGTCAGAGTGAAGTTGCCAGACGGTACTGGCACCGGCACCTCGGCATAGTTGGTGCCAGCCGTTGCGGTCTCGCCACGGTTGCTGAGCACCAGTATTAGGCCGTCGCCGAGAGGCCCTAGGTCGGCGTATGTGCTAGGAATCGACGGCAATCCAGACAGGCTGCCATAAGCGATCTGTGCCCCATCGCCGCCGTTGTGGTCGTGGCTGTTGCCGTTCGTGACGCCTTGCGCTGCGGGGGCGAAGTCCGTGCTGGCTGCTGCTGCTGCCGTGCCCAGGGTGGGCAACCCGCTCAGGTCCGCATAGGCCCCAGTGAATCCCACCCGGGCCATCGCCGCGCCAGTGTTCACCAGGATGGTCCCGGTGTTGACGTTCACCCTCACTACGCTGCCGACCTGTTGCACCTCGCCAGATGCCGGGATCGTCGCCACCAGGGCGCCGCCAGCGCCGACATAGAGATGATCGCCCAGCTGATAACTGTTGGTATTGAAAGGCCTCAGCTCGCCCAGGATCACGGCGTCGCCATCGCCGTTGTTGGCAAGGGTGGTCTCCAGCACGGCGATCGCTGGCATTTTGAGCGGATCGGTCGGGTCGCAGGCCGCCACTGTGATCCGATCGGTGTCGCCCACGCTGCCAGTCGCATAGACCGCCGTGCCCGCCGCTAGGGGGCCGCCGCTGGTGTTTCTGACGTGAACGTAAAAGTTGCCGGCGATGCTGCCGTGGATGTGGGGGATGGCAACCGGCGCCGTGCCGGTGATCGTCAGGCCGGCAAATGATGGGCTGTCAGCCGTGCCCAGGCCCAGCAGCGTGCGCTGTGCGGCAGAGCTGAGCGCCTCCACCATGGCGCGGCCTGCCGCGGTGCTGGCGCTGGTCCACCATGCCGCGATGGCCTGCCGCACCCGTTGCGCCGTAAACGCCCGCCGGGTCGTCGCGGTGCCGGTCTCGGCCTCAGCCTGCTCGATTGTGGCAGCGGTCCATTCGCGGGCGTCGCTCAGCCGGGCATCGCTCAGCCCCACATAGGCCGCGTCACCCTCGGCGGCGGTCAGGTAGCCAGGATGCGGGTCGGCTGCTGCCTCATGCGCTCCGATTGCCGCTGCCACCTCCGAGTCTCTGGCGATCCCTGCAGGGATGTCGCCATCGGTCAGCGCAGTGGCTGATTGTCTGTATCGAGAGTCTCCTTCGGCCTGAGTCAGGTAGCCGGGATGGGGATCGGCTGCTGCTACGTGGGCGGCGACCGCGCCCAGCGCCTCCCGCGCCTCAATCCCATCCTCCAGCTTGTCCAGGTTGCCATCATGCTCCGCCGCTGTGAGCGGCGTGCCCTTGACCAGCCGCCGGGTCAGATTCAGCGTCATGCGAACACCCCGGCCTCAAAAACGCCTTCGACATACACCGTAAAGACGGCCTCAATCTTCTCCAGCGCTGCAACACAGAACATCCCATCCCCTTGCTTCATCGGTTCGTGGATGACTTTGAATGAATCCCCATTTACGGAAATCAGATCCCCGTAGGACAAGGCGGCAAACAAATCGGAACGCAAGTTATGCAGCGCATATTCAGTGCTTACAACTTGGTCGCGTAAAATTAGCTCTCCATTTTGTTCTAAAATGGCATCACCAATGACGGCGCCCCATACGACTGAAACGCCGCCAAGTTGGCGATTAACCGCTCGGGCTAGCAGATTGTGTCGGCTGGCCCAGCTCATTCTCAGGTCACAGCAGTTGCGGTCTGATTGGAAGCTGATGGCATCAGCTTCACTTCGATAAAGCCAGCCACTGCGCCAGAGGTGGTCAGATTGATGCCGATCAGCACGTTGGCGGTAGTAGAAGCTGTCGTAACCTTCTTCACTCCATTGCCACTAAGCACCACGTAAACCGGCAGGCCCACGGATGCAAACTCTTCGCTGCCCAGCTTTTCAAGCAAATACACACCAGTGGTGCACAGCTCAACATTTGCGCCGCTGGCAGCATCAGTGACGGCAACGCCACGG